GATAAACAGTCTATAGAGGTTTATCCTTTGAGCTATACAGGCGTTTTAACAGGTGATTGGTATAAATCTAAGTCTGTGGAGATAAACGCCTCAGAGGCGCAGGAATTAGCTCTTGAGATGGCTTATAAAGAGATTGCAGATGCCAAAGGTGCAACTATTATCGGCAAACAGTCCGATAAACCAAAAATTATTTTAGATGGGAGGAGGGACAGATGACATCAGTCGAAACAATACCAATAAAAATTGTCTTTGACCGAAAAGACGCTTCAGAATGGCAGTCAACTAACCCTGTCATTGACGAAGGTGAACTAGTCGTCGAGCTAGACACCCATAAGCTAAAGGTCGGAGATGGTAAAACAAGCTACAATGACTTGCCTTACTATGAAGGTCCGCAAGGAGAATCCATAACAAAAGTACAACTATCCGAAAATGGTGACTTGTCTGTGTGGATTGGCGACAAAGAGACTAAGCTTGGCAACATCAAAGGTCAAAAAGGGGACAAAGGGACAAGTATAACCGACATCACCAAAGATGGTGAGACACTCACTATCAAACTATCAGACGACACTCAAAAAATCTTTAATATCCCCAATGGCCAAAAAGGGGATAGAGGTAAGGGCGTAGAGAGCGCTAGGATTGACGAATCCGGTCATTTAAAATTAAAAATTGAAGAGGAATCAGAGTTAGATCTTGGAAACGTTAAAGGTGAGTCAGGACCTAAAGGTGATAGTATTACTATCACAAATCACAAGCGTGTTTCAGATGGAACGCAGGTATCTTTCAGCGACGGGACACAAATTGTTGTCCCAAAAGGGGATACTGGTGATGTCAACGGCATCAATCTGGAAGATTATGTCAAAAAATCTGAACTTAAAAACGTCGGTTCTGCAGATGTTAAAGCTATTAATGACTTTTTAGGGCTATCTCAAAAGGTGTTTACAAGCAGCTATAGTTATACAGATAGCTTACTAAAAAGTTATGCAAAACCCAGCTATTCGGCGAGTTGGTATGTCAACGAATCTACAGTTTCTACCAAAAATGGTGACAAAGTATTGATTACAATACATAACACTACCACCCAAGCAGACAATTATTTGGAGGTAGCGGTGACTTATGTTGGTGCTAACTACGTGACTGCTACCTCAACAGGTCGCTTACTGACTACTCCTGGTGAAGTCAAAGTAGTGACAAAAAAGCAAGCGGAAAAAGATTATGCTGCTAAAAAACATAAGCATGAGATTAGTGACATAGCTGGTCTTAATGAGCGCTTGTCTGGCTATCTCAGACAAGCTGATATACAGTCACAGCTTAATAATATCGGTAAGCTAAAAGACACGCAAACCGGACAATATCTTGAGGTTAAAGTGGTTGATAAAGGACAGGTGCCTAGCAATACCAGTGGCATGATCGTGTTTGAGAGGTCATAATTTGTTAAAAGATTTAAATAATATCATTATTAATAACAAAACGATTGATCGTATTATTTGTAATAATACGATTGTCTATCAGCGTTCGTGGGATCTGCTTTTTGACGGTTTGCTGACAAGCGCTGGGAAAAAATTGGATATTTATCCTTTTTATAAAATCGTAATCAATAATGCATTTTTTGTTAAAACCCCCACAACAAAAAACAATACGATTTTTTTAGCAGGGCATAAAATACTAGCATTACAAGATAGTCATTTTTGTTTTTTTAGAGCATTAGAAAAAAGTTTTTTTGTCAAAATTTACGGTAAAAATTAGGAGGTAACATTTGAGTAGAGACCCAACACTTTTAATAGACGAGTCAAATTTAACAATCGGCTCAGATGGACGTGCTTATTATACATTTACGGCTGATGGTGACACAAAAAGCGTTAAAATAGCCAATAACAAATGTATCGGTACAACTCGCTTTAACCAGCTCATGATTGAGCGAGGGGGTAAACCAACTAACTACGTGGCGCCCGTGGTTGTCGAGGGGACAGGTAATCCGACTGGACTATTTAAAGACCTCAAAGAGATTAGCCTCGAGTTAACAGATACTAAAAACTCCAAACTTTGGTCAAAAATCAAGCTTAATAATCAAGGGATGATTGAAGAGTATTACAACGGTACAATAAAATCTGAGATTATCAAAACCGCAGAGGGCACGCAGCAACGTATTAGTAGCGAGACCGATAAAAAACTTGCGCTTATCAACGAGACAGTCTCAGGCATTAGACGTGAGTACCAAGATGCAGATAGACAGCTATCGTCAAGCTACCAAGCTGGTATTGAGGGGCTAAAAGCCACAATGGCCAATGATAAAATCGGTTTACAAGCTGAGATNAATCAAGGGATGATTGAAGAGTATTACAACGGTACAATAAAATCTGAGATTATCAAAACCGCAGAGGGCACGCAGCAACGTATTAGTAGCGAGACCGATAAAAAACTTGCGCTTATCAACGAGACAGTCTCAGGCATTAGACGTGAGTACCAAGATGCAGATAGACAGCTATCGTCAAGCTACCAAGCTGGTATTGAGGGGCTAAAAGCCACAATGGCCAATGATAAAATCGGTTTACAAGCTGAGATTAAAGCCTCAGCACAAGGGCTATCGCAAAAGTATGATGATGAGTTGCGCAAGCTATCGGCTAAGATCACAACAACCTCAAGCGGCACTACAGAGGCCTACGAGAGTAAGCTTGCGGGCTTACGTGCTGAGTTTACTCGCTCAAATCAAGGCACGAGGACAGAGCTCGAGTCACAAATTAGCGGACTAAGAGCGGTACAACAGACAACCGCTAGCCAAATCTCACAAGAGATACGTAACCGCGAAGGTGCTGTCAGCCGTGTGCAACAGGACTTAGCTAGCTATCAGCGGCGATTGCAGGACGCAGAGGATAATTACAGTAGCTTAACCCATACAATTAGAGGTTTGCAGAGTGAAGTGGGATCCCCGACTGGTAAAATCCAATCACGCCTTACTCAACTAGCAGGACAAATTGAGCAGCGGGTTACTAGAGATGGTGTCATGAGTATTATTAGTGGCGCTGGAGACAGCATTAAATTAGCTATCCAAAAGGCTGGCGGCATTAATGCCAAAATGTCTGGTAATGAGATTATCTCAGCAATTAACCTCAACTCCTACGGAGTAACAATCGCAGGTAAACACATCGCTCTCGATGGCAATACGACGGTTAATGGCACCTTTACCACAAAAATAGCCGAGGCTATCAAGATTAGGGCTGATCAGATTATTGCAGGCACGATTGACGCTGCTAGGATTAGAGTGATTAACCTTAACGCAAGTAGTATCGTTGGTTTAGACGCTAACTTTATCAAAGCTAAAATTGGCTATGCTATCACTGATTTGCTCGAGGGCAAAGTCATCAAAGCTCGTAATGGCGCTATGCTTATCGACCTTAACAGCGCTAAGCTTGATTTTAACAGTAACGCGACCATCAACTTTAACAGCCGAGATAACGCTCTAGTGCGTAAAGACGGTACACACACTGCCTTTGTACACTTTAGTAATGCCACACCAAAAGGTTATACAGGTTCGGCACTATATGCCTCTATTGGTATCACCTCATCTGGTGATGGGGTCAACAGTGCGTCATCTGGACGTTTTGCGGGTATGCGTTGCTTTAGGCACGCTACAGGCTACAACCACACTGCGGCAGTCGACCAGACAGAAATTTATGGTGATAGTGTACTTATTGCAGATGACTTTAACATCAATAGAGGCTTTAAGTTTAGACCAGACAAGACGAAAAAAATCCTTGATATGAACAACTTGTATGATGCTGTTGTTGCACTCGGACGTTGCTGGGGACATCTGAGGAATGCCGGGTGGGATACCGCTCGCAGCAATTTTATAGCTGCTGTCACTAGAGAGTTGAGTAATTACATTGATATTATTTAAAAGGAGACAACATGGATTTAACACTAAAAAATAAAGACTTAAACACGTTTTATAGCGTACTTGACAAAATCAAAATCACTAATATGCGTGCCAACCGTGGACGTGCCAAGCTACTGGCAAAAGTGGTCGATAAAATCAACGAGTACGCCAAGGATGAGGCTGACATTATTGACTTGTACGCTCTAAAAAATAAAGACGGCAAGTTTGTCATCGACGAGCATAAAAATATCAAGATTGAGGACCCAAAAAAAATCGACGAGCTCAACGACTTACTGACAGAGCTTGGTAATGAGGACATCACTATCAAAGGCCATGAGTATTCAAAACGCTTTATCGATTTCTTGGAATATCTAGCCGAATCAGAAGATGAATTTACATCAGAGGAAATCGTCTTAATTGATAATATTTTGGAACAATTTGAAGAAAGTAAAGGAGAATAATTATGCGCAATTGGAAAGTAACAGGGAAATATCCACAATATGACAGCACAGGAGCAGTCGCAAGCACACATATTATTATCACTGCTGAGGATGGCTCAGTCATCTCTCAACCAATCAAGCAGGACTTAACCTCAACTAATGACACAGAGATTATCAAAGCCGCTTTGGAAGAATTTAAAAAATCTGAATACGTTGAAATTGCTATGGGCGAAGCAGTCCAAAAAGTTGATGACTTGGAAAAAATCTCACAAGAAACCGCTAAGACTGCTAAAACAGCCCAAACAGCCGCTGGACTAGCTAAGGTGTCCGCAGAGCGTACACAGCGGATGATTAACTTGCAAACCATCCACGTATTGACAAGTGGTGGGAAAGTTGAACCTGATATCTACAAAGGTATGTTAGAGCTAATCGAGCCAGCCAAAAAAGGTGAGTATCAAGCTTATGACGTGTTTACGGTGGTTGACAGTACTAAAGAGGAAGATGGTGAAGCAGGCGAAGGGAACTTAGTCTTTGTACATGTTAACGAGCCATTTACTTATGAGGCACAGACCTTAGAGGAGCTTGAGTCAGAGGACAAAGTAACAGTCATCAAATATGCGGAATTAGTTAAACAAGATTAGGGGTGGTTAGATGCACTTTGATTTATTGCAGATAGGAGCTGCGTGTACCGCTCTCTTGTCTATCTTGGGTGTTTGGGGATTTATCGTCAACCCCTTTAAAAAAGCCATGGAAGCTAATGAGTTTGCCATGGCTCAGCTCAAGGACTCAATTAAGGAGTTAGCTTATGAGCTTAAAAACCTTGATCGTGACCGTGAGATTACCAAAAAAATTATCGATCGCCACGAAGAGCGTTTAGGGCGTGTCGAAGACGAAGTTATTATCAACAAAGAACGTATTATTACGCTATTTAAAAAAGGAGAAGAAAAATGAATAAATGGTTTAAAAAAGTAGCAATCAAAACAATCAAAACAATGGCACAAACAGCTGTTGGTCTTATCGGGTCAAGCGTGTTGATTACGGATATTAACTGGCCAACGATGTTGTCAGCGGTATTACTATCAGGACTAACTTGTGTCCTGATGAATGTGTCACAAATTAAAGAAGAGGAGTAACCATGAGAAAAGCAATCACACAACTAGCCGTCATCATAGCTATCATAGTGCTATATTTTCCACTGGCCGTGATTGCTTTGATTTTGGCTCCATTTATAGGAGAGGATGATAGATGGCATTTTTAGACAAAATAAAAAGCGCAGTTATCGCAGAGTGGCACACTCATAAGATTTTGCCATCTCTGACAGCTGCTCAAGCCATTTTAGAGAGCGGGTGGGGCAAACATGCCCCACACAACGCTCTGTTTGGTATTAAGGCAGATAGCTCTTGGACTGGTAAATCATTTGATACCAAAACCCAAGAGGAATATCAAGCAGGTGTTGTCACGGATATTGTGGACCGATTTAGGGCGTATGATAGTTGGGATGAGTCGATAGCTGATCACGGACAATTTTTAGTTGATAATCCACGCTATGAGGCAGTTATTGGGGAGACTGACTATAAAAAGGCTTGTTACGCTATTAAAGCAGCTGGATACGCTACGGCAAGTAGCTATGTCGAACTTTTAATCCAACTGATTGAGGAAAACGACTTACAAAGTTGGGATAGAGAAGCTCTTAAAAATAATAAGGAGGAAACGATGACAACCGCAAACGAAATTGTACAATACTGTGTTAACCTTGCTAATTCAGGCATGGGTGTTGACAAAGACGGTGCTCACGGGACGCAATGCTGTGACTTGCCTTGTTTTGTCGCTAAAAATTGGTTTGGTGTTGATCTTTGGGGCAATGCGATTGATTTATTAGACAGCGCAAGTGCGCAAGGCTGGGAAGTCCATCGTATGCCAACAGAGNATAGAGAAGCTCTTAAAAATAATAAGGAGGAAACGATGACAACCGCAAACGAAATTGTACAATACTGTGTTAACCTTGCTAATTCAGGCATGGGTGTTGACAAAGACGGTGCTCACGGGACGCAATGCTGTGACTTGCCTTGTTTTGTCGCTAAAAATTGGTTTGGTGTTGATCTTTGGGGCAATGCGATTGATTTATTAGACAGCGCAAGTGCGCAAGGCTGGGAAGTCCATCGTATGCCAACAGAGGCAAACCCAAAAGCAGGCGCTACATTTGTCCAATCAGTGCCGTATCATCAATTTGGACATACGGGAATTGTCATTGAGGATAGCGACGGCTACACTATGCGGACTGTTGAACAAAACATTGATGGCAATGCAGACGCCTTATATGTCGGCGCACCAGCTCGTTTTAATACTCGTGACTTTACTGGCGTTGTTGGATGGTTTTACCCACCATATCAAGGGGATACAGTCACGCAACCAGTCAGCACCGAGCCGCAAACTTCTGACACTATCGTAGAGACAGCAAAAACAGGCACCTTTACCCTTGATGTTGCAGAGATCAATATCAGACGCTGGCCAAGTCTAGCCAGCGAGGTTGTAGGTATCTACAAGCAAGGTGATACTGTCAGCTTTGATAGCGAGGGCTACGCTAATGGCTATTATTGGATTAGCTATGTTGGAGGCTTAGGTATGCGTGACTACCTAGCTATTGGACAGACTGATAAAGACGGGAACCGCATCAGTATTTGGGGTAAATTAAATTAGTGTAACCGACATCAATGTCGGTAGCAAAAAATTATGGAGGTAAAGCTCCTTTAGATAAGACAAAACCGCTCTCTTAATCGAGGGCGGTTTTTGTGTCTTAAAGATTCTATATTTGACGAATGCAACATATTATGTAATAATGTAAATGAACATAAACAGTAAAAGCATTATCTCTATGTTCCGACCTTTCCATGTCGTTAAACTCTCGCCATTTTGGCAATGAGGGGGCGGAGGGACGCGCTCGTTAACAGAAGTATCCCGTTGGCAATGCGTCCTACCAATACCCAGTTGGTAGGATTTTTTATTTTTAGAAGGCAAATAATGAAGAGTAAAAAATTAGTATTCGGTCAGATTGATTTAAACATGTGTCGAGATTTCGATTTGGTACAAGCTTTAGACTATGATTTTAAAGAGAAGAAGCTATATAACAAAGGCCGAGGTTTTGCTATTGTGTTGGTAAGTATCCAAAATCTAACTTTTGCAATCCCTTTGAGAAGTAATATTCCTAAAAAATATCAACTAAAATATAAATTAAGAGACTCTAAAAAATACGGATGCGTAGAGGGGCTTGATATTGGCAAAGCTCTAGTAGTTGAAGATCCAAAATATATTTTAAACAGAACGTTCAAATTACGAGAGCAGGTTGATTATTTTAAGATTGTTGATAATGATATACTTATTGTTAACAAGTTGATAAAGGCTATCATAGATTATAATCAAGCTGTAGCTAATAGTGATCAACATAAATTAACAGATCCTAAACGTTTCAAATTCTCTACATTTCCAAACTATACCGACAGATTAAAAAGCATTACCGATGCCGATTATCTTCGTTGACACCCTCGCACAATCATGAACCAATTACCATAGTAAGAATTAGCCGAAATAAAAAACCAACCGCTCAGATTATTTCTGGGCGGTTTTTTTGTGTCTAAAAATTTTTTGAAATCTTAGTTTTCTTCTTCGGTAGTAGTATCGTTATAAACTATTTCTTCTGAATCATCCACAGAATTTTCTATTTCGTCTGTTGTAGAATCTTCAATATTATCAATTTCACTTACAGGGCTTTCTGTTAAGAGTCCGCCCTTTTCATAATTAATATTAAATCCATCAGCGGTGTTGAAAACACGAACAGTTTCATTAATTACTCCATCGGAAGATAAAGCAGATACTAAAACTGATCTTGCTAATAACTCAGTCCCCTGATATTCAGGGATGGCGCTGTAGAATACATAAACATCAGGATTCTTAGTGATATGGCTTAAAACTTTTTTCTCAATATATTGCATCCCACCTTTACGTGTTCCTACATTTTGCATTTGAGTTCCAGTAATAGCGTTTTTCCGTATGGACTTTCCTCCAAGGCTATCGGCAAAAAGATGGCTACGTACAAATAAGTGACTGTTGTATTGTTTACCTTTTAATGTTGTTAACACTACAGGTACATTGTTGGTAACTTTGTATGACTTAGTACGTCTTGAATCATATTCTTTCTCACTAATTTCTTCATTATCGGCTCTATTATAAAATCTGAACCAACCGCTTGGTTCGGGATTTGTTTCCCATTTTTCACGGTATCCTTTAGACATGTCAATCATATCTTTTGTGACAACGCCGTAAGCGCCTGTTGAACGTTTATAGCCATCTAATGGGTTATAAACTACATCAGATACGGTTACTCTTTTTTCGCTTGTACCTTGTCCTTTATAGACTCTCTCGGTTGTTTTATATATCTTAGGAAAAGCAGATTGGTCAATGTTTGACTCACCAATTACAGTATAATAGTCTTTATATTCACCATAAGTCTGATTTACTGAGACTGTTTTAGCTAAGACTGTACTGTGATGATAAGTTGGAATCGCCATCACAGCAAATGATGCGAATGCTGCAACAACTATTCTGGCGAGAGAGTTTCTAAGCTTTTTAGACATATCCATGTCCTCCTTTAATTATTTACAGGTTAAGTATACCACTTTGAATTAAAAAAACTTAAAATTAATAAAATTAATTTGTTGCCAATATTGTACTAAAATTTCTTTTTATTTAATATTCGTTAATAAGAAGTGGTTTTATTTGTAATAAAGTAGATGTTATTAAATTTTAAATAAGTTTTAAATCTAACTATATTATTTCCTGTAAAATACGAATAATAAGATAAGGAGGTGCATTATGCTAACATACGATGAGTTTAAGCAAGCTATTGATGACGGATATATCACAGGCGACACAGTGGCGATCGTGCGCAAAAACGGACAGATTTTTGATTATGCGTTGCCGAATGAAGAGGTAAGAAATGGGGAGGTTGTAACATACGAAAATGTGGAAGAAGTGCTGAGGGAATTAGACAAATAAAAAAGACTTTTCCAAGTCCCAAAATCAGATGCTCCCCAGCGCAAAATTACTACGTTATTTACTACGTTGTTTTCAAAATCAGTGTAATTGACTAGATAATGTAAAGTTGTAAAGTGTTGATTTATAAAGTGATTGAGTAATGATAGCTATTGAGTTTAAGAGGTCTGGGATTTATGCTATAGTATAGACATAAAAAATAGTTCAAATCCCTTCTTGCCTGTTGGTGGATTTTGAACTGAAAGCCTCTCTGATTGCAGTTGGTAGGCTTTTTTGATGCTTTTTCGTACTTTTTTTATTTATTACGCTAAAAAATGTTATACTTGATGAAGAAAAAGGAGAGTTTAGAACGTTAAGATACCTCACAGCAGATTGATAGAGGATATGGAAAAAGGTTAGCTTTCCCAAGAGATGCCGTTTGGGAATGGTATAACAATAACTGGCAGAAGTTATAAGTAAAACAAGAACAAATTAACTCAGATGATTTTTAGACGTTCCCACGCGTGTGCGAATTAATTGGAAAAAAATGAGAAAATACGATATACAAAAAAGGAGAACAATATGACATTTGAAGAAATTTTACCAGGTTTAAAAGCCAAGAAAAAATATGTACGTACAGGTTGGGGTGGCGCTGAAAATTATGTGCAGTTGTTTGATACCCTTGAAGTGGATGGGAAAGTACTACAGGCGACGCCTTATTTTCTGATTCATGTTACTGGTGAAGGTGAAGGTTTTTCCATGTGGGCACCGACACCATGTGATGTGTTAGCAGAGGATTGGATCGAGGTCAATGACTAAAGTTGTTTTAGTGACGGGCTGTGCTAGTGGGATTGGTTATGCACAGGCCCGCTATTTTTTGAGACAAGGGTATCACGTATATGGTGTGGATAAGTCGGATAAGCCGGACTTAAGCGGTAACTTTCACTTTATCAAATTGGATTTATCCTCTGAGTTATCCCCACTCTTTAAAGTGGTCCCCAGTGTTGATATTTTGTGTAATACTGCAGGGATTTTAGATGCCTACAAGCCACTTTTAGACGTTAGTGATGAAGAAGTGGAACACCTATTTGATATTAATTTTTTTGCGACGGTGAAGTTAACACGTCATTATCTTAGACGTATGGTGGAAAAGCAGTCAGGTGTTATCATCAATATGTGCTCAATAGCAAGTTTTATAGCGGGTGGTGGTGGTGTTGCCTATACGAGTTCTAAGCATGCGCTTGCGGGCTTCACGCGTCAATTGGCTTTGGATTACGCCAAAGATCAGATTCACATCTTTGGTATAGCGCCAGGTGCTGTCAAAACCGCTATGACGGCTAGCGACTTTGAGCCTGGTGGCTTAGCAGAATGGGTAGCTCGTGAGACGCCAATTGGGCGTTGGACTGAACCAGATGAAGTTGCTGAATTAACGGGATTTCTTGCGTCAGGAAAAGCGAGATCAATGCAAGGTGAAATTGTCAAAATTGACGGTGGCTGGACTTTGAAATGA